ACCATCACGAAAAATACCGCGCTCAGGTTCGTCGTACCACTCACCCGTCTTGGCGTGACGCATCTGTTCGTCACTCAGGTTCGACAGTGAAATCAGGGCAGAGCGACGTACGCCACCTACCACAACAACCTCACCCACCTTACACATCAAGTCGTGACACTCGATAGGAAACAGACGACGACCTTTCGCCTTTTTGAAGAGCTTCACAGTGAATGTAAATAAATCATTGAGAGGCTTCGGCCCGGATGCACGACCACCCATCGTCTTGAGACGCGCACCTGACGGGCGTATAGCAGACAAGTCCCACTTCGGAATCTGACCGGCGTAGAGAAGAGCGATGAGTTCGCGCAACGACTTTGCCCATCCGGGCTTGGAGTCACCGACTTTGATGACCGTATCCGTGTCATTCATCGTGTCGCTGACAATCGGCAGTTTTTCTACGTTCTCCCGCTCGACGGAGAAACCCACACCCGTGCCACACATCAAAATGTACATGCACTCATCGAACGAACGAGGGCTGTCTACGGGTATATAACTACAGTTGTAGCCGCAGATGTTGTCCCGAGCGAGAGCAGGACCCGCAGTCATCATCGCACGCATCGACGGCATGATATCCTGACTCAGGATAGCTTGCTCGATGTCGAACATATCTGTGTCCGAAACTTCATACTGATGTTTGCCGCGAACCTGATTACGCATGTAGTTCGTGTAGCGAGACACGGTCTCGTCCCAGTTCTCGCGGCGCTGTTCATCGTCGAGCCAGCGTGCGTAACGTGACTTGTGTATGAATTGCTGATACGGCGTAGGCAATATGTTATTCATCTTCTATCTCCCCTATGAGTTTATCTAAGTACCACTTCGCCTTTTCTAGATCTTGGACGCCGTTTTTGTAGCGGTAACGCCAAAGGTACTTTATTATGTTTCCTTGCAGGTAATATTGGTAGCCTTCGTCTGTGGCAGCACGTATAGCGTCGATGCACTCAACCCCTGCTTGATTGTAGTGAGGTGGCGAATTGACCATGTCATTATGACTGTTAGCCCACGCCGCGTTTGCCATACCCTGTAAACTTTCCTGTTCCATGCGTTTCTTCATATACTCTTCGTGTCTCATTGCTTATTCCCAAAGTCTACCTTGACGACGTTCTCGTCACGTACAAGGACAAGCTCACCATTCTCCGTCTGTAGGCTGACCTCTTGCTGTTGACGCTTCACGCTTTCCATACCCGCCTCGAACACCATGTCGAAGTCGCTATGAAGTAACTCGATGACACCGGACAGTATGACAGAACCCATCTCCTGTAGGTCTTCATTCTTCATCGTGTCGTATGCTGCGATGGTGAAGCCGTCCTCTGCCTCTTTCATAATCAAGTACCATCTGTCCGGAAGAAGAGAAGCCTTCTCTAATTCGTGCTGCAAGTCACTCATTTGTACCACTCCTCAGGTATCGATCCCTCTGCCCACTCGAACTTGTTCTTCGTAGCCCAGTCTGCGTAGGTCGTCTTCGATCCCTTATAAATTTTATTACGAGAATTCAGAAACACAAAACGTATATCGAGTTTGGGATACTGTTCCTTTACAAGAAGCATCTTCACTCGGTCGCCCTTGTCGAGATGTCCCTTCGCTTCGATGTATATGTTCGTCGAGGGGATGAAGAAGTCGGGTGTGTAGGTACGAGGCTTAGGAATATAGGTCAGCTTTGTTGACTCATATTCATACGTGATGCCACGGTCGGCAAGGGCACGCGCTAAATTCAATTCGAAGTTCGAACGAAACCCGGCCTTCTTGGCCGAGCTTTGTTTCATAGACGCATTCCGACGGACGCTAGTCGCTTTAGGAGATACCCGGCCAGCTTTGGGGACTGACGTTCCAGCGAAAAGCATTCGTTTGTCAAACAAGTCAGGGGGACACATACATTAACTCCTGTGTTAGCTAATCGACTTATCTTTTGTATCTGATGTTCGACTACTGTGATGTCACGCTTCTCCGTATTCGGAGACACTGTGCCATCCTGCGTGAAGTTCTCTCGCAGTGTCAACGGTAAACCCCGTTCGTGCTGACGCAAAAAAATAATCTTACGTTCCCCACCGGCACCGACGTGTGCTTCGATGTAGACGTGATACATATCTTTGTTGAGTTCGAGAAGCTCTAGCTCGTAGTCGCGCGTAAATACATAGGCCATCAAATCTCTCGTGTTTTGAGGCGAGAGTACCACACCATCGGTGGCGACTTAGCCTGTGAGGTGACGCGGGGGTGTACGACTGCGTTAGGCCAGCAGTGTGTTTTGTATCCACACAGGCCGCATTCCTTCGGCAAGACCTTGTTGCCCGTGCGTATTACCTCACCCTTACGCTTGTACGTTTCGAACTCGTCTGTGTACGGACGGAACATAGCCACATCCGGATCACTAAGAAACTTCACACGCTTCTTCGCATCCGCAAGATACTTGTCCTTATCTTCACCCGTCCAGTCGTACGTTTCGACTACCGCGACTTCGCCGCTCGACTTGTTCACTACGATCCATCCGCCGAAGGGCATACCCACAGCTTCGGAATATAGGAAGCCCTGCATGATGTAGCCGAAGGGATCGTCCGTCTTCATAGCCTCGTAGCCGCCGAAGCCGGTGAACTTGTTCTTGAAGGCCCAGTCACTTGCTGACTTGATGTCCCACACCTTCTCGACACCTGCGCCGTCACGTATGATGACATCGAGCGTGCCAGTGATGTGATGCCCGTCGAGATCGAGTTCAACCTGCCGCTGATAGTCGACGATGTCGATACCGGCTTCGCGCATGACAAGCATCATAACGGCTTCTGTGATGTCGCCGTACAAGAAACGCATGATGCTGTTGTACTGCATCGTCTCTTCGATGCCGTGCTTGTCACACACCTGTTGGCAGAGGGGCTTTCCGAGTCCGGACATGCGTATGCGATACTTACGCTCTCGTCCGCCTAGCTGACTTATGACAGCCTTCTTACAATCTTCAACAAACAAATCGACGTTAGCCGGGGAGAGGGTTGTCTCCCCCCGGATAACTTTTGTCATGTAGTCTTGGATATTAAGCAGCATCTGCATCTTTGAAGTCTGCTGCGAGATCGTAGTCTTCATCCGCAAGCTGCTTCTTCGACGCTTCGACATGCTCCTTCATAATCATATCGTTATGGCCGTTGATGGTTTCTTCGAACTTCATCATCAGCTTCTTGTCCTCTTCATTGAGAGGCACAGTGCCTTCGAGTGTCGGCACAGGGGTCCAGTAAATCACACTGCCCCGTTTATTCTTGTGCGTGCGCAACAATACACGACACTGACACATCAGCTTACTCTGATTCGACAGACTGCTGATGAAGTCAGAGATGGGCTTGAAACCCGACTTCTTGAAGTACGCAACGAACGGCTCCTCAGACAACGTGACGGGATGCCCCGCCTCATCTTTGAAGTCACCACTAATCTTACCGTAGATCACCTGATTACAGACGACGCTTCGAGAAAGCAACACACGCGGATCACCCTCGTCGAGTGACTCTTCTACGTCACGTGACAAGCGTCCACACTTATTGCCCCCGTTGCTGTCAGGAAAAGACGCACGCAAGTCTGCGGTCTGGACC